TTTAATGTTCTTGAACAGGCAAAAAAAGAAGGAAAAAACTTATGTGTTTTAAAAAGAAGACAGGTAGGATTTTCAGAAAAGCTCTCTGCTGTAGTAGGCAAGGAGTTTTCTTTGTTTAATAATAGTCAAAGCATTATTGTTGCTGGGGAAGACCGTTATTCATTAGCAACAATGCGTATGGTAATGAGAGGGTTAAATTCTTTAAAAGATACAGAGTTTTATAAACGCAAAACTCCTCAAACTGAAGATTATATTCAAGGAAAGTATAAAGTTCTTGAAGACGGAGTTCCTGTATGGAAAGGCTCTATGTCTGAGATTTATCAAATGACAGCAAAGAACAATCCACAAGTAACCGTTGGTAAAACTCCTTCTTTTATAATGTTTGAAGAGGCAGGTAAGTTTCCAGGAATTAAAGCTGCATACAAATATGTTCAGCCGGCACTTGAAACCAACTTTATAAAGACAGGAATTGCTGTTATGATTGGTACAGGTGGTGATATGGATAAAGGAGCTGATGAGCTTGAAGAAATATTTTATTCTCCTGAAGCATGGGATATGCTTGGATTTTCACCAGAGGGAGATGAAGAACAAGATACATTAAGAAAGACTTGTTATTTTGTTCCAGCTTGGAAGTTTGCTTCTATTGATGATGAAGGTAATTCTTTAAAAGAACAATCTCTTGAACAGATACACAAGGTACGCGAACAAAATCGTAAAGCAAAAGATCCTAAAGCATATATTAACTACTTAACACAAATGCCTCTTAATCCTGATGAAGCTTTTATGCGTACAGGAGGGAATAGGTTTAATACTCAAAAGCTTAATGAAAGATTAGCATTTTTGAGAAAACATCGCGAATTGGATGATATTATTCAAAGAGGAAGATTAGAGTGGATACGAGAAGAAAAGTCTACAAAAATAATTGGAGTAGAATGGATTCCAGATTGTAATGGACAATATAGAATACTTGAGCATCCATTAAAAGATAGTAATGAAAATGTATTAATGAATCTTTACAAGGGATCTACTGACTCCTATGATAAAGACAATGCAAGTTCATCATCATCAAAACTTTCTTGCCAAATATTTAAAGGCTTTAAAGATAGTGACACAACTTCTCGTATATTTGTAGCAAGATATACAGAAAGACCAAAAACTGCTGAGGAGGCATATGAAGCTACTGCAAAACTTTGTATGTATTATATGGCTCCAAATTTAATAGAGTGGTCAAATATTGGTATATTTGGATGGTATGAAAGAAATGGCTTTGGTCATTTTTTAAGAGAACGTCCACGAATAGCATACGCAAACGTAAAAGAAAGCCGGGTTAATAACCGGTTTGGTATTGATCCAAGTACTAAAGAGTATTGGATTACATCATATAGAGATTACATTGAAACAAATGTTGACAATCTGTACGATCAAGAACAAATCATTGCAGCAATAAATTATCGCGATGATAAAGATTACAACTGTGACGTTACAATAAGTTCTTCTCTTTGTATTGTACACGAACTTGACGATAGGCAGTTAAAAGTTAAAGAAAAGACAACAGAGCATACAGAATTTTTCCATTATTCAACAGGAAAGAATGGAAAAATGAAACAAGGATTTATGAAAGTAGCATAATTAAAATTAATAAACCATGCCTCTACCAAAACAGAATATTCCAGACAAAGAAAAAGACCTTGAATGGAGAAAAATGTGTGTAATGTCCATTGTTAAGATGGTTGGCAATACTTACTTAGTAAGACAACGCGATAAATTTTGTTATGATCTTCACAATGGAATTTTTGATCAGGGAGATTATGATTATTTGCGTAAGGTTGATAGCTATGAATATCCTGCTAAAATAAGATTTATTCCTATTCTTCGTCCACGTATAGATCTTCTTAGATCGCGTGAAACAAAACGTCCTTTCAACTTTAGAGTTTATACTGTTGATATGGATTCTATTAAAAGTAAAGAAGACGCTCGCTATCAAGAATTTTTAGGTTCTATAAATTCCAAGTTGTTTGAACATCAGCAAATGATAAAACAAATGCAGACTCAAATACAAAAAAAGCAACAAGAGATACAACAAGCTCAACAAGGTGGTAGTCAAGGAGGCCAGCAAGGTGGTGGTCAACAACAAGGGCCGTCTCCGGAAGAACAACAACAACTTGACCAAATGATGCAGCAGCTTGAAGCTATGCTTCAGCCTTTATCTTCAAACCAAGCTATAACACAAAAGGAAGTTGAAGAGATTGATATTAAATTTCGTTACAAGTATCGCGACATTCTTGAGAACATATCTCAAAAAGGTTTAAAGTATCTTATTGCAAAATATAACATTCGTGACATTTTCAATAACGGATTTGAAGATAAGCTTGTTACTGATAAAGAAATTTATTACGTTAATTATCATCCAGGTGATTCAGATCCTATTCTTCGAAGAGTAAATCCTTTAAATTTCTTTTACTCAAATGATGATGAAGCAGATTGGTTAGGTGACTGCCAATGGGCTATGGAAGAAAGATGGATGACGGTAAATCAAGTTGTCGATGAATTTAAAGCAGAGTTATCGGCAGAAGATGTTGATACACTTATGCGTAGAAATTGGTACGATTACAATAATACTATGTATAGTAATGGTTATCAGTATAGTAATACTGCTGATTACAATACAGAAGCACAATCATCTAACACTTTATACTCAGGAACAAATGACTACACAAACAAGATGCGTGTATGCTATGTTACATGGCAATCTCCACGCGAACTCAAGTTTAAAAAGTCACCAAACAAACATGTACCGGGAGACTCCTTCACTCATTTTGTTGACGATAATGAAACCAGAAAATTACGAGAAGGAGAAGACATTGAAATTTCATACGTTAACGATACATGGGAAGGTGTTCTCATTGATAATGGTGTCTTCTGTAGATTAAGAAAATTACCTGCTCAATTGAGAAGTGTTGATGAATACGGTAAAGTTCAATTGCCTTATATTGGAAAAGCTTTTAATGGATTAAACAGAAAGCCTTATTCAATAGTATGGGCTGCAAAAGATATTCAAATACTTTACAATCTTGTAAATTATCATAAAGAATTAATGCTTGCTCTTAGTGGAGTTAAAGGATTTATTATGGATAAATCTCAGGTTCCTGATGGAATGAGTATGCAAGAATGGGTGTATCAAAAAAAGATGGGTGTTGGTTGGATTCAAACAGTCCGAGAAGGAATGGGGCGTCAATCTACATTTAATCAGTTTCAAACATTTGATGATACAATATCTCCTTCAATAAAAGTGTTGATTGATATTATGACTCATCTTGAACAATTAGCAGGTGACGTAACGGGTGTTTCTCGTCAATCGCTTGGTAGCATAACTCACCAAGACGCTGTTGGTACATCTGAACAATCTATTCAACAATCTAATTTAGTTACAGAGATTATCTATTATGAACATGATCAAATTAAACGATTAGCATTAAGTAGACTTGTTAATCTTTGTAAGATAGCTTGGAAAAGTGGTAAACGTGGTTCTTATGTTCTTGGAGATTTTTCTCAGGAAATTTTAAACATTGCTCCTAACACTATAAATAAAGCAGATTACGAAGTCTTTATGTCGGATGGAGGAAAGGAAGAGCGAGCTATCAATGAGTTAAAGCAACTTGCAGGAATGGGCCACAAAGAAGGTATGATTCCATTGCAGAATCTTGCTAAGATTTACAATATGGAATCTATAAAAGAGATTGAAGTAACTCTTGAAAAGTTTGGAGAAATTGCTGAACAAAAAGCTCAAGCAAATCAAGGAGCAGAAAATGACCATGAAATGCAAAAGATTCAAGCTGAGCAAGAGTTTCAAAAGTTAATGGAAGGTCAAAAGTCTCAGATATCTCAAATGGCTAATCAGGTAAGTATGGCTAAAATTGCTTGGGAAAAAGAAAAGTTTGCTCAAGAACAAGAACTGGCTAAAATCAAAATGGCTCAAGATAAATATCTTAAAGAAATGGAGATTGCAGCTAATGTTAGGACAGAAGAGCAATATTTGGCTGAACAAGCAAAAGAAGCAGCTATTTCAGCTAAACTTAATCAGTTGGAAATTAATGCAGGAATGGTAGATAGTCATCATAAAAATCTGCTTACACATAAAAAAATTCAATACGATAAAACAAATAATAGCTTAAAGACTCCAAAGAAATAAAAATTTTTGTAGCTTTGTAATAGAAACAAGAAAAACAATATAAAAATGTTAAACAAGAATTTTAGATTACACAGAAGTCCTGACTCCGACAATAGCGGTGGTCAAGGGGAAAACGTCCAAATAGATTTGGATGCATTAAGTAGACCTGACGGTGCATCTGCTATACCAGGAGAATCTGGTACAGGAGATTTTGACACAAGCACATTAAGGAATATTGATCAAGATATGGACAACCAAATGGGGAATGTCTATAACTCAAATGATAGCTATGATGATAATAGCAATGAACAGAATTCAAATCAACAAAATCATCAACAGCAATCACAAGAAAAGGAAACTTATGATCCTTCTCTTGACACGAAATTTCATCAAAATTTTATCAATAAATTATATGATAAGTATGGAGATGATTTTGAATTACCTGAAGGAACTAATGCTGAAAACTTCTATGATAAAATAGAAGAAGCAATTGCAAATGTTCACGCTCCACGATTACATCCTGACGTAATTAAAATGCAAAACGCAGTAGATGCTGGAGTAGATCCTCGAGAATATATTTCAAGAATGACAGATACAAGTCGTATCGAATCAATGGATGCCGATTCACTTGTAAGGATATCTCTTCAACAAAACTTTGGGAAAAGCGAAAAAAGACCTAATGGATGGGATGAATCTAAAATTGAAGACACTATTAAAAAAATGGATAATAGTGGGCTTCTTGAAATTGAAGCTGAAAAGATCCGAACAAAATATGTTGAGGAAAAAGAAGGGTTAGCTGATAGACTTGCAGGAGAAGCTCAACAAAGAAGACAACATGAGTATACGCAGATGTCCCAAGCACGCGAGACTCAAATAAAAGACACACTTGGGAGTTTTCAAAAAATGAATGATGTATTCGGAATTCAGTTGTCGCAAAGCGAAAAGGCTGACTTCTCCGAAAATTTCAGATATCTAGTTACACCGGACGAGAAAACCGGAGTAGCACCTATGGTAGAGATGTTGCAAAGCAATGAAAATCTAGCCAAAGTTGCATACTTACTTTCAAAAGGTGATTCAAAAGTAAGACAAGCCCTCACTAATGCAAAGGAGGGTGGAAAGAGAAGCTTTTTAGATAAGCTTGATCCAGAACCAAGAGTAGCAAAGAAATCGGGAACTGCACAAGGATCCGAAATAGATTTAGATGCGTTAGCTGCACCGGAAAGAGTTTAAAAAAATTATTTACTAAAAACGAAAAAAAATGAAAATTATTGGAACCGGCACGTTTGATGCAAACAGAACAACAATGACAAACTCATTGGCTGCTGCAATGTTAACACGCCCTGAAATCTCTGCAAACGTAGTGAACTTATTTGAAAGTAACTTCTCTGCGTTTTCTTCATTCCTAGCGAGACGCGGAATGTCGAAAAAAGGATTATACCCTGGAGTGTCTGAGGACAACTTTAAGGTAATTGGAAATCGTAAATTTATGTGGGCTTT